AACCTGTATATCATGGCAGCAAAAAAGGAGGACCAAGGTTATGACATCGAAAGTTTGGGATAAACAACACGGAGGATCTCATTATCAAAAATATAAAATACAGCCAAGTAAGTTTGTAGTTGAGAATGAATTGCTATATCCTGAAGGTTGTGCTATAAAATACATCATTCGTCATCGAGACAAGAATGGGAAGGAAGATATATTGAAAGCCATACATTTTTTAGAAATGATTATTGAAAGAGATTATTCTGAGAGTTCTGGCAAAAATCCCCAAGCAGTAAACAGCGGGATCTCTCAAAAAAATTCATGGGGGATAGTTGATGAAGATTCCTAAGTTTGAAGCACAGACAGAGTGGGTGAAACCTACAGAGTTTCCAGACCTGCGTAATGTAGATGAGATAGCGATTGACCTGGAGACAAAAGATCCAGACTTATTAAAGAAAGGGTCTGGTTCTGTTATTGGTAATGGTGAAGTCATAGGCATCGCTGTTGCTACAAAATTTTACAAAGGATACTTTCCAATTGCACACGAAGGTGGTGGTAACATGGACAGGTCCAGAGTATTAGAATGGCTTAAAGATATACTTGAAGCACCATCAACTAAAATATTTCACAATGCAATCTACGACGTATGTTGGTTGCGAGCAATGGGATTTAAAATAAATGGTGATATAGCCTGCACGATGATTGCATCTGCATTGACTGATGAGAATAGATTTAGGTACGATCTTAATAGTTTATCATGGCACTATCTTGGTTATGGTAAGAACGAGGCTGCACTTGCAGAAGCTGCAGAAGAGTGGGGCATAGACCCAAAATCAGAAATGTACAAATTACCTGCTATGCATGTTGGTGCATATGCAGAACGAGATGCTGAAGTTACATTAGGACTTTGGCAAGAGATGAAGAAAGAAATTATTAGTCAGGACCTGGAAGATATATTTGATTTGGAATCTGATTTGTTTCCATGTCTTGTTGATATGAGATTCAAAGGTGTGCGTGTAGATGCAGAGCGGGCTCATGCAATGAAAGCAGAATTAATTGCACAAGAAAAAGAATTATTACATAAAATAAAAGGTGAAACAAATATTGATACACAGATATGGGCAGCAAGAAGTATTGCAAATGTATTTGATATATTAAGATTAGAATATCCAAGAACAGATAAAACAGGGGCACCATCATTTACAAAAAATTTTTTACAGGAACATTCTCACCCTGTTGTAAACATGATTGCACAAGCAAGAGAAATAAATAAAGCACATACAACATTTTTAGATTCTATTCTTAGATACGAACACAAGGGTAGAATACATGCTGAGATAAACCAACTCAGATCACAGACCGGGGGCACGGTGACTGGTAGGTTCTCCTACCAGAACCCAAATCTACAACAAATACCTGCAAGAAATAAAGATCTTGGACCTAAGATAAGATCATTATTTATACCCGAAGAGGGCCATAGATGGGGTGTATTTGACTATTCTCAGCAAGAGCCTAGACTAGTAGTGCATTATGCGTCTTTATACAAATTACCATCTGTTTATGATGTTGTTGACTCTTACAGCACAGACTCTAGTGCAGACTTTCACCAAACTGTTGCAGATATGGCTGATATACCTAGATCACAAGCAAAGACAATTAACCTTGGATTATTTTATGGTATGGGTAAAGCTAAATTACAGGCAGAGTTAGGTGTAACAAAAGAAAAAGCTGCAGAATTATTTAATACATATCATTCACGAGTACCATTCGTAAAACAACTTATGGATAAAGCTTCTAACAGAGCACAAGATCGTGGTCAGATACGAACACTGCTAGGTAGACTGTGCAGGTTTCACCTGTGGGAGCCTAATAGTTTTGGTATGCATAAAGCCATGCTACACGAAGATGCACTCAGGGAACATGGACCGGGGATTAAAAGAGCGTATACATACAAAGCTTTAAATAAATTAATTCAAGGATCTGCTGCTGACATGACTAAAAAAGCTATGTTAGAACTTTATAAAGAAGGTATAATACCACATATACAAATACATGATGAATTGGATATATCTGTAAAAGACGAATCACATGCAAAAAAAATTATTGATGTGATGGAAAATGCTGTTACACTAGAGGTCCCTAATAAAGTTGACTACGAACATGGGGACAACTGGGGTGAGATACATGGGTAATTATTATGGCTTATTTAAATGCAAACATACCAGTAACTTATGCTCAGATAAGGAGAGAATATTTATATGACTTACAAAAACATCATGGAGAAGTTGAAGACTGTATCATCTTCGGTCTTAGCGCGCTTACAGGCAGGGCTATCTTATGGCATGCCATTATGGAAAACGGTGCAATCTTTTATCGCCTCCCACTTAACGCGTTTATTCAACGTGGTTTCGAAGCAAAAGAAGTACCGACCAGAAGACTTGATGAATTACAGCTCTGGAATTGTTTTAGCTATTATCCTTCTGTTCATTCTTTTGATATTTTAGAAGGACAAGCAGGTAAATATATAGGTAAAGACAAAAAATGGCACCCAGGTAAATATTTATTTACTGTTGACTTTGCTCATCCAGAACCTAATATACTTGACACTGACCATTCAGAGATACCGCACGAACATAAGTGCGCTCACATAATTGCATTAGACGATGGCAATTTTGCAGCACAGCCAAACAATAGATGTATATGGGACATACCTTCTTTCACTGTGAAAGATGATATACCTGATTGGAAAGTGCAGACTAATGAATGGAATGTAGAAGATAGTAGAGCCTGGAGGACAGAAGATACCGACAAGTTCTTTTATGAAATAGAGGAAAAGAAAAAATGATTGGAGGTTGTTATGAACTACCGATTTACAGCAATAATTATAATAATGTTGTGTGCTCTTACAATATTTGCAAAACCAATTCAAAACCCATCATTGAAAAAAGAAACAAAAAATATTATACTACCAAAACCAAAACCAAAATGTAATGAGTAAGAAACCTTTAACAATATCTGAATCTGCTGCCGTGCAGATGCCAATGAAGACGGTTGCCAGTCTGATTGTGATCGTGGCACTTGGCACCATGGGTTACTTCCAGATGGTTGAGAGATTAAACATTGCTGACACCAAAATCAAGATAATGGAACAGGACGTCGAACAGAATACAGAGTTTAGAATCAAATGGCCACGTGGACAGATGGGTTCATTGCCCGCGGATTCTGAGCAGTACATGATGTTGGAAGATTTGTACAAGACTACCGATCGTATCAACAAACATATCGAGGACATGGCTCTAAACAAAGTCAACATAGAATTCTTATCGAAACAAATGGATAAGGTTCTGGTGGATATAGAAAAATTAAAAGATTCAAATAGGGATATGAAATACAATGGCAACGGGACGAATAACTAGAAAAATTTTAGACTACATAGCTGAGATAAACAGAACAGCTAAACAAATGAAATATGTAAAAGAATTAAAAAAATCTGTAGAACATGGTAAGAATGGTACACAGAAATATGTTGTCAAAGAAGGTGAGAACAAAGGTAAAGTATTATGATAGAGTCTGTGGTAGCCCTACTTATGTTTGTAAACGCAGAAATAAAAGAAGCTCGTTTGCAGGTTGATGGTATGGCACAATGTTTACGGGGAAAACGTGAGGCGGAGAGAACTTATTCTGAATCTGTTACCTATAAATGCTGGAAAGGTTCAGCAGAATTAGAGGATAATATAGATGGCTCAAGGTCAATCAAAAAACTCATCATCGAATAAAATTGCAAAACATTTAAGAGATAGACGTTATCGACAGATAGTGATAAAGAATAAAAAAACTTATGACAGGAAAAAATATAAAAATTCACACAGAGATAGTTAATGGTGTTTGTCCCACTTGTGATGAGTATACAATGTTAATAGGTGTAACTAGATCTTTTTACAGATGTATTAGTTGTGGTGCTGATTTACAACAACATGTAAATGGCAGTATAAAATACATACCTAATTTACATAAAAAAACCTTACAATCTGAGGTTGACGGATATTTTAATGGCGAAGAAGTCTAAAAGTTTATACGCAAAAATTCCACACGAACCTATTTTTCACAAAACTTCGATTGGGCGTAATCCTAGCAAAGCAAAAATGAACAAATCTCGCCGGCGTAGTTTTAAAAAATACCGGGGCCAGGGAAAATAGGGGTTGACATTATTTTCTAGGATATTATATTATCCATATGAAAGATAAAATAATAACAATAAAACCGAAAGGTATTACACAGAAGCAATGGTCTATTCTTTTATTAGAATTAAATTTAATTAAAAGAGCATGGAAACCATATGGCGTAGACATGCAGATGTCTGCACCTGGTTTAAAAAGAATTGTAGATTGGGGCACAAAAAAACATGGATCTGATAATATTAAATGACGGTTTGTACCAACTAATGCCAGTTACAAAAGAAATATTAGAAGGCATAGAATTGTTTGATGAGATAAATTGTTTTGATCTTTGTGACATACTTAGATTAAAATTAACAGGGTATGTAGATACTTTGAATTTACATATAATGAATGATGGCAGTGGGTCCATGGTTGGTTGTATGTGTAAATGATTTGAGAAAAGGACCGGCGTCCATATAATGCCTCGCGCTATTCCCTGTACGTCAAGCCGTGACCTCCACCAGGGTGGGGGTAGCCTCGGAGCCTTTGGCCCTGTAGAAGTACGTGCACGGAAACTACAGGGTTTATAATGAATTAAATAGTTTCTACAGGTGTACAGGTAAATCTAATATAGATTTGGTGTTGATTAACCTCTGATTTGCCAATTTCTTTCATTTTATTTTTAGATTCCTCATAACCAAACATCATACAATCATATGTAGAATTAAAATGTTCTGGCCATTTATAGTCAGGCATACATACCCCCTCTGTATAGCTACACATTATTAAGGTAAGTAAAAATTTCATTTGACTCCTATTGTATATTATGAGATAAATCCTATATTTAAATCTAAGAAAGGAGTATAAGGTTTATGACTGATATAAGCAAATATAAAAATGTATCACTGCCAAAAGAAACATATAATAAAATAGATAGGATAAGGAAAGTTATAGTTCCTGAGATGACGATTAGTAGATCTCAAACCATAACACTATTAGTAAATGAGAAAGAGAAGAAATTAAATGGCAGACTTAAAAAAGCGTAAAGTTATCTGTTCTGTTTGTAATGGCAACGGTTTTGTACGTGTACCATTCGAACAGGCCAGAGAAGAACAATGGGCTGATTGCGATTTTTGTAACAGCCAGGGTGAAGTAGAAGAGGAGATAAAAGATGAGGATAACTCTGTTCAATAAAGATATTTATATAACTAAAAGATGGAGACAAGATTTATCGAGGTGGAGTTTGTTGTATAGAACTGAAATAGTTTTAACGACTGCAGGTTTTATTGTTGGATTTATAATTGGTCTAATAATATGATTAGCTCTG